CACGCGCGCAGGTGCTTCATTGCGGTACTTCTGCAACCAGCCGACCGCCACGTCCTGCAACAGTGGATTTTTGCTGCGGTCAGAGGTTGCCGCGCGCTTGATACCATTGAAACCCGCCATCATTAAATCGAGCGACTGACGCTTGATAATGGCGTTGCGGATACGGAGCTGGAAGTCCTGGAAACGCGCCCATAAATCCAGGGTGCGGAAACGAATATGGAAATCGAAGTTAATCTGATCACATTCGTATTTGTTGGACTCCAGCGCGGTGAAATCTTCGGTTTTGCGTTCGTCACCGCTGGCGGTATCGGCGGTGCTGGCAATCGAACCGGAGACACCGACACCGATTTTTTCACCCTTCATTTCCGCCACCGGCACCATGTTGATGCGGGTCAGAAAGTCGGATGACTCCTGCATGGTGTTCATCAGGGTCTGCGTGACGGACGGGTCGACGCTGAATTTTTTGGTCATGTCACCGGCGTCGACGTTGTTGAGCTTCGCCACCTGGGTGAGATAGGCATTAAATTTAAATCGGGTCTGTGGCTTCATAATGATTCCTGATTAATTTTGGGGTCGTTCCGGCAGCGTGTCCGGGCTTAACAGTTGGTCAGCATCGAGTCGCCATTGCCGCCGCTCGATGGTTCACGGCGGCGCTGCGCAAAGCTCTCGGTTTTATCGAGTGAGGTTTCCAGCGCTGACAGCTTTTGCTGGCTTTCTTCAAGCTGAGTGGTGAGTTCGCCCTGGAGGGTGCTGAATGACTGCACGATGGCAGACAGGCGCTGCTCAGTGCTTTCGTGGTTGACCTGCACCTGCTCCGTCACCACTGTCACCGCCTCATGCACGTCGTTAAAGCGCGCATCGTCATCAGCCTGTTTGCGGCTGAAAATGCCTTTCACGGTGTCGGTCAGTTTGTTCAGCAGGGTGTCGGGCTGGTCTTCAAATTCCAGCTCGGCGAGGGTAGCGACAGAGAACAAATCTTCCGGGCGCTCTTTGCGGCCAGAGAGCGGATTGGTTTTCGCGCGGGAACAAAATTCCAGATATTCGGTGCCGAGGCTTGCCGGGTCATCGGTGACCGCGAGGCCAATCAGATAGCATTTGCCGGAGTTGGAGAAATTCGGGCGAATTTCCATGGAGGTGTAGACCTTCTGGCCTTTACCGACCATTTCCACCAGGTTGGCCAGTGGGGTGATACGAGCGAACAGTGCCAACTTGCCATTCAGCGCTGAATCATCATCAATGGTTTCGGCTTTCAGTTCGGTGACATCACCGTAACGGCAGAATGGGCTGTCGGGTAACACACTGGTGATGTGTTCGAGATTGATGCGTGCGCCGTAGACACGCGGGTCAAATGAGTCGGCCATTTCCTGAATATCGGTGCCGCTGATGACACGACCGTCGCAGGTGTCACCTTCGACGCCGATGCGGAACCATTTAGAAACTTTTTTTGCCATGGTCAGGAGTCCTGAGTGTGGGGTGATTGGGTCAGGCTTAGTTTCCTGACTCCGCACCCGGCCTGCCATTCATCCCGGATGGCTTACCCCTGACACAACAGCACATTAGCGCGCATCACCCGCCGCTTAAGTAGCCTTGCATCTGTCGAAAAATGCGAGGCAACCATGACCATCACCACAGACACCTCCCTGACTCTTGACCCACGTCGACAGGCGTCACTGCTTTACTGGCAGGGATTTTCCGTGCCGCAGATTGCCGAAATGCTCGGCCAGAAACGCCCGACGGTGCAGAGCTGGAAACAGCGCGACGGCTGGGATGGTATCGCGCCGATCACCCGCGTCGAAAACAGTCTTGAAGCGCGCTTAATTCAGCTCATCACCAAGACGAAAAAAGACGGTGGCGACTTCAAAGAAATCGACCTGTTAGGCCGACAGATTGAGCGGCTGGCGCGGGTGAATCGCTACAACCAGACCGGCAGTGAAGCGGATTTAAATCCGAATGTGGCGAACCGCAACAAAGGCGAGCGTAAGAAGCCGAAAAAGAACTTTTTCAGCGATGAAGCTATCGAAAAACTGGAGGAGATTTTCTTTGCCGAATCCTTTGAGTACCAGCTCGGCTGGCACCAGGCAGGCCTGCAACACCGTATCCGCAATATCCTCAAATCACGCCAGATTGGCGCAACGTTTTATTTCTCGCGTGAGTCACTGTTACGCGCGCTTAAAACCGGGCATAACCAGATTTTCCTCTCCGCATCCAAGACGCAGGCGTATGTGTTCCGCGAGTACATCATCCAGTTTGCGCGCCTGGTCGATGTTGACCTGACCGGCGACCCCATTGTCATCGGCAACAACGGGGCAAAACTGATTTTTCTCGGCACCAACTCCAACACGGCGCAGAGCCATAACGGCGACCTGCTGGTCGATGAAATTTTCTGGATCCCCAACTTTCAGAAGCTGCGCAAAGTGGCGTCGGGCATGGCTTCGCAACAGCACCTGCGCTCGACCTATTTCTCGACCCCGTCGACGCTGGCGCATGGCGCGTATCCGTTCTGGTCAGGGGAGCTGTTTAACAAGGGGCGCGCGGATAAAAGCGAGTGTATCGACCTCGATATCAGCCATGCGTCGTTAAAAAACGGCGTGGCCTGCGCCGATGGTCAGTGGCGTCAGATTGTGACGATTGAGGACGCACTCGCCGGTGGCTGCGACCTCTTTAATCTGGACACACTGAAACGCGAAAACAGCGCCGATGATTTCCGCAATTTATTCATGTGTGAATTTGTCGATGACAAGGCTTCGGTATTCCCGTTCGAAGAACTGCAACGCTGCATGGTCGACAGCATGGAAGCCTGGGCGGATGACTGGCAGCCGTTCGCCACGCGCCCGTTTGGCTATCGCCCGGTGTGGATTGGCTACGACCCGTCACACACCGGCGACAGTGCCGGATGTGTGGTGCTGGCACCGCCGGTGGTTGCCGGTGGCAAATTCCGCATTCTGGAGCGCCATCAGTGGAAAGGGATGGACTTTGCAACGCAAGCCGAGTCCATCAAAAAACTGACCGAAAAATACCACGTCGAGTACATCGGTATCGATGCCACCGGCATCGGCCAGGGTGTGTACCAGCTCGTGCGCGCGTTCTATCCGGCCGCGCGGGAAATCCGCTACAGCCCGGAAGTAAAAACCGCGATGGTGCTCAAAGCCAAAGACACCATTGGCCGTGGGTGCCTGGAATATGACGTGAGTTATACCGACATCACCGCCTCGTTTATGGCAATCCGCAAAACCATGACCGGCAGCGGTCGCAGTGCAACCTATGAAGCCAGCCGCAGTGAAGAAGCCAGCCACGCCGATGTCGCGTGGGCGACCATGCACGCGCTGCTAAATGAGCCATTAACCGCAGGCAGCGGTCAGGCATCCACCTCAATTCTGGAGTTCAACTGATGGCGAAGAAACGCAAACATCACGCAGTAAAAAACACCATTACGGCACCGGCTGCGGCACCGCAAAAAATGGAAGCCTTCACCTTTGGCGAACCGTCGCCGGTGCTCGACCGCCGTGACATTCTCGATTACACCGAGTGCGTCGGTAACGGCAAATGGTTTGAGCCGCCGGTCAGTTTTACCGGGCTGGCAAAAACACTGCGGGCCGCCGTTCACCACAGCTCGCCGATTTACGTAAAGCGCAATATTCTCGCCTCGACCTTTATCCCGCACCCGCTGTTATCGCAGCAGGATTTCAGCCGCTTTGCGCTGGATTTTCTGGTGTTCGGGAACGCGTTTTTAGAAAAGCGCATGAGTGTTACCGGCAAGCTGTTACGGCTGGAAACCTCACCGGCCAAATACACCCGTAAAGGCACCGGCGATGACGCGTACTGGTTTGTGCAGTCGTTTGTCACCCCGCATGAGTTCGCGCCGGGTTCGGTGTTTCACTTACTGGAGCCGGATATTAATCAGGAGCTTTACGGCCTGCCGGAATATCTCAGCGCGCTAAATTCTGCCTGGCTGAATGAGTCGGCAACGCTGTTCCGCCGCAAGTATTACCAGAACGGCGCGCACGCGGGATACATCATGTATGTGACAGACGCCGCCCAGAGCAGCACCGACGTGGAAGCATTGCGCGAGGCAATGCGCAGCTCAAAGGGATTAGGGAATTTTAAGAACCTGTTTTTCTACGCACCAAACGGGAAACCGGACGGCATCAAGATTGTGCCACTCAGTGAAGTGGCGACCAAAGACGATTTCTTTAACATCAAGAAAGCCAGTGCCGAGGACTTAATGAGTGCGCACCGCGTGCCGCCGCAAATGATGGGTGTCATCCCGAATAATACCGGCGGTTTCGGTGACGTGGTGAAGGCGGCGC